ATGCGTGATTTTAAAGTCGGGGATCACATCGTGATTGACCAAAAGTATGACAAGACTTTCATGCCAGTTCTGCAAATCCTTTCAGAAGGTAAGAACTATTTCTATTGCAATGATGGGCAAGTACATAAATCGCAAATGGAACAATGGCGTAAAGCTGAGCCAGAAGAAATTGCACTGGGATGTCGCATTGACATGCCTTCTCTGCCTGAGCCAGTAGGAAGCTTACAAGAACTGCATCCCGAGTTCGCAAAGGTGCTTCACGAGAACTTTCTAGAGCTGATCGGAGACGACTTCCCCATAGAAAACCACATTTCGCCTAACTGCAAAACGATAGGGGAACAATCATGACAGATTTTCAAGCATTCCTATTGTTGGTTGCGTTTCTAGCGTTTCTTGGTTGGCTGAGTTGAGGTGAATAATGGATAAACCAATGACATTTATTGAGTGGTGTTCTAGTAACGGAAAAATTCCATATTCTCTTGGCTTGGAGGGTGCCTACGAGGCTGGTCAGCAATCAATGCAAGCGAAAGTGGAGGGGTTGCAAGACGATATCTCACTAATACTTGCATCACATAAAAGAATGTCTGTTGGCCTGCTTCAGCAACAAAAGGTAATCAGCGAGCATGAGAAAAGACGTTTGCAACTCGCAACCGAGAAGAGAGTGTTAATCAAAGAACGTGACGAGCTGCAAAAGCGGGTGCAATTCCTTGAGCAGGAATTAGGTGCATGGAAAGGGAAATCAATAGCAGCAATGGTAAATGGCATGTGTAAACAATGTGGCAAAGAACCATTGCAGGCAATAGTTTCTGATAAAGATGGTTATGCACTTCTACATTGCTTTGGATGTGGCGCAAACAAGTATGAATTGATTGGAGAGCAAGCGCTCAAGGGGGATCAATACGATGAACATCGCAAGAAAGCAGAAGAGGCCACCTCAAAAGGTGCAAGCCTAACCAACCATAGGATTGAGCTATGACCACATTCAAAGAGGCTCAAAGGGTCCAGTCACAAAAGGCAGCTCGTTCTAAGCGATTTAATCGAGTGCCTACAGAAGATCAAGAACAGATGACGCTCATGAGTTGGGCGCATCGTGTGAAATATGGGTCAGGTCGTTTGAGTGATTACCTGTTTCATATTCCTAATGGTGGCTCAAGAAACATCCTTGAAGCTGCAAAGTTTAAGAAGTTGGGCGTGAAGGCTGGTGTTCCAGACCTTCAGCTAATTGTTCCAAATGGTGAGATACACGGGCTTTGGATTGAATTGAAGTCAAAGAAAGGGAAGTTACAACCAAGTCAAAGGCTCATGATTCAACGCTTAGAAGAACAAGGTTACATGTGCAAAGTCTGCTTCGGTGCAGATGAAGCCATAGATGAAATTAAAAAGTATTTGATGATTTGAGGTGGCGTGATGGGATTGGTGAAGGTTTGGGATAAAGAAATTAAAGGCAAGCTGTATGCAGTTGGAGATATTCACGGCTGCTACAACTTGTTGATGAATCGCCTCAAGGAAATTGGCTTTGACTTTGATAATGATCTTCTTGTTGCTGTTGGTGATCTTGTTGATCGCGGTGCGCAGAATCTTGAATGTATCGAGTTGCTTTCTAAGCCATGGTTTACATCAGTTCGCAGCAATCACGAGGATCTATGCATTGGCGGCTTACATGATCAGTCATATAAACGTTGCCATATAGACAATGGTGGTGAGTGGTTCTACATGCTTGATGGGCAAGCTATGTACAACATTGCAAAAGTATTCTCTGAATTACCAATTGTTTTAGAGATAAACCACAAAGGCAAGAAGTTTGGAATTGTGCATGGGCATATCGAACAGAATGATTGGAATGAGTTTAAGGACTCGTTTAGTCAGCCATCTAAAAACCGTGCTCCATCAGATTTAGCTATGTGGGGTCGTGAGCGTCTTGATACTGACAATCAGCAATACACGCATGTAAATGGTGTAGATGCAGTGATTATGGGGCATACAGTAACTCAAAAACCATGTAAGCGTGATAACTGCTATTGGATTGATACCGGTGCAGTTCATTGGGGAACTATAACAATCTTAGATTTAGAAACTATTTGAGGGTGACGGTATGAAATCAAAGGTAGATGTAGATGCATTAAAGCTCACACTCCAATGGCAAGGATTCTTTCTAAAGGGATGGTTTGAAGATCATTGGTGTGACCTCAAGGACTATGCAGAAGCTTCTTTAAAGCTGCTTCTAATCATCCTGAGAATTTTATTTTCTCCCCTTCTCATTATTTATGTCATTTGGCAGACCAGAAAAATGTATGAACAGATAGCGAGCGGAGAAGTCAACAGAGAAAAAGTCAGAAATCACATCAAGAAATACGGCAAGTAAGGGGAAAGAGATGAATGCAGTAGTAACGGAAAAATTATCAAATCTTGAATGGGTTGGTCAGCAAATGAGAGCTAAAACGGCAAGCTATGAAACGTCTACTGCATCGACAGGAGAGAAGGCGCCTACTTGGGAAGAGCGTTGCGGGGCTATTGCTTCAATTGAAGATGAAGCAACTAAGGCATATTGTGAGATATTAGTTTGGGGTGATTCAAGAGACACGACACAGGCATTCAAGACACTTGTGGAGCATATTGGTGAAATCTTATATGAAGCGGCAAGCAAAGAGCGCCAGCGACATCACTTTGATTTGAAGCTGTTCTGCATGAAGGTGGCTCGAATGCAGGTATTTTTTAAGATGCGTCCAGTGATCAAAGAAGATCGTACTTTGCAAGGTCAATTAAAGTTCTGCGGCATCGATGAGATTAAAGCAGATACATACAGTAAGAACTATGCTTATCTCGGTACAATGGTAGATATTATTTTGAAAGACATGGAAGACGAAATCGATTTCTATGTGGGGCTATACCGTAAAAAGCTAAACAATTGACAGCTAAACGGATTTAAGGTAATGTTTTTCTATACTGGTCGTATTACGGATTTCCGAAGACCAACACATCAAAGCTCACTTAATCGTGGGCTTTTTGCTTTTATGCCCTACAAGCTTAGAACATTGGATTCCGATGTGCTGGACTGGAGTTCTAGTCGATGCTTAAACGTAGGGCTATTTTTTTGGAGGTTCACATGCTCCGAATCATCAGGCAAGTATTCTGTTTTCATGTTTGGGAATATGAATCCGACATGTTCAATCAGAAAGAATGCAGAAAGTGTGGAAAGATTAAGTGTTTGTAGCCCTGTCGTTTGACGGGGTTTTCTTTTTTACGCCATTCGTCTAATTGGATAAGACATCATAATTCTAGTGTGATTGATGCGGGTTCGAGTCCTGCATGGCGTGCCATTAAATTTAGAGAAGTGAGTGGGCATAATTAGTTTGTGGTAGGAAAACGATAAGATACCTCACACCACAGTAAACGTTCTTATTACAAAGCTCATTTCATCTAAGTCATATGGATTGGGGTGAACATGGACACAATCGAAGCGAAGAAGAATTTAGATTTACTCTACAAAGATCGGTTTAATTTAGAAAATTTGAATCATCTCAATGCGAGAGATCAATTCAAACAAGACTGCAAGCGTCGAATCAGAGACATCGACACTCAGATTGCTAACATCAAACAGAACCTTAAAAGTGCGTGATGCAAAGCGACTTGCTGCAATAAGAAAATTACCATGCGTTAGATGCGGCTATCCTCACTCACAAGCGGCTCATTCTAATTTCAGTGAACATGGTAAAGGCAAGGGGATTAAAGCAGATGATAAATACACAATACCTTTGTGCCATTCCTGCCATCAATGGTTTGACCAGTATCGAGGGATGGGACTTGTAGAATCTAAAGAATGGTTCGACAAGATGTTAGAAAAAACAGAGCGGATGCTTAATATTAAAGATGGGGATGTTTTTTGATGAGTAGGACTCGAAAAGGCAGTAAGCCTCAAAATTGTGACTATGAGTATTGGTCTAAAAGAGTTGGGAATAAAGGTGGCGGACGTGGAATGGGTCGCCAAACCAAGAAAGAAACGCTATCTAGAGAGCGCATGTTAGGTAAGGCGGCTCTTATTAGTGAGCTTAAAGAGCAGGATGTTTTTTGATATGAATAAATTTAAATAATTACATATGTTTATAAAAAAAATTAATCGCCATTTTTAAAATTATGATAAACTCTTTCTACACCAAAGGGGTTTATTATGAGCATAGATGAAGCAAAACTAGTTGTGCCTGGAACGAATGTTCTCAGAAGAGCTGGCGCTGCACTTATAAGCAATACAGCCACTCAGGTAGAAAAGACAGAAGCCTATAATATTTTAAATAATTGGAGAGCACTCCATTCTTATCCTATTGATGTATTTCAGAAAAATATTAGAAGTAAATGTACGCAACTAAAGTTTAGAGATTTTACGGTTGCGCAAAGATTGAAGCGTATGCCATCTATTATTTCTAAATTGCAAAGAAACCCAAGAATGAATTTGGCTAGAATGCAAGATATTGGCGGAGTTAGGGTTATTTTGCCAAGTATTGCAGATGTTAGGAAATTACATGAAGCACTAGTGGGGCGAAATAATAGGTTTAACCACGTTCCGATTGTGCCTTGCCATGATTATATAGAAAATCCCAAAAGTGATGGATATCGCAGTATCCACCAAGTTTTTACCTATAAAAGTAGAGATCACAGTGGGCTTGATGGTTTAAAAATCGAGTTACAAATACGTACAGCCTTGCAACACTCTTGGGCGACTGCGGTAGAAACATTGGGAGTAATTGAGAATGCATCTATTAAATCTGGCTTCGGAAGTGATGAGATTAGACGCTTTCTAAAACTAAGTAGCGCTTTATTTTCTATTAAAGAAGGCACACCTGTTGTTGAAGAGTTTTCAAAATCTACTCCAGAAGAGATCGCGATTGAAGCAAAAGATATCGAGCAACGGCTTCAAATCTTTACTAAATTAAAATGGTTGCAGATATCGGCAAAACATATTGAGTCTACGTCAAATAGTAGACATGCTTACCACCTATTAATTCTCAAGCAAGAGGAAAGTAGCTGGAAAGTAAATGTAATTCCATTTACCAAGGCTCAGGAGGAAATTGCTCAAACAATGTATGCCACTTTGGAGTCACAAGTAAAACAGGAACATGATGTAGACATTGTCCTTGTTTCGGTGGGTGACATGAAGGCGATTAAGAAGGCCTATCCAAACTACTTTTTGGACACAAATCAATTTATTAAAGAAATGCAGAGTGCGTTCAAAAAATATACTTAGGTTTTGATAAAAATTAAATTAAACCACCCTCGGGTGGTTTTTTATTGCGAGGTCAAAATGGAACCACGATTCGTCATCAAAAACCATTCTGACATCAACTATGTAATTGGCTATCTCAACAGTAACCACGCTAAAGCAGCGAGTGAAGGGAAGCCTTTAGTCGTATTGATCGCACCACAAGAGAAAGACCGGACAAAAGCTCAAAATCGTTTGTACTGGATGTGGCTTAATCAGTGGGCGAAGCATCAAGGCACTGATAAAGATACAGAGCATTTGTTCTTTAAAAAGCAATTCTTAGCGCGTATTTATCATCGTGATGATGTTGGTCAGTACAGAAAGACGTTTGCAGCAGTAAAGGTTTTGAAAGATCAAAAACATCCGATGTATCAGCAAGTGGCGGATGGGTTGAATGAATTAATCACAACAACTGATGCCAGTGTTGAGCAGTTTACTGAGTACCTAAATGACATTCATGCATTCTGCAATAAACATGGGTGTTATTTGGAAACACCTGATGACCTTAAGTATGTGTTGGAATAGTTAAGCAGCTAAGATATATTGTTTTTTCTTTAATCATTACTAATAAAGGAAAAATAATGTTTGTTCAGCATAAATCCGAATACATTAATTTAAATCATGTGGTAAAAGTGAAAAAGGCTACATCAGAAAACAATAAATTTGCTCATAGAGATTTTTATAAGTTAGTTTTAACTTTAACCTCCAATGACACCCTAGATCTAGAGTTTAATTCTGAGGAAGAGCTAGATCGGTTCTTGGAAAAGTTGGAAATTGTGAAGTAGTTATGACCGCCCAAGTGGCGGTTTTTTAATGGGTGAGAATAATGGATTCTACAGAATACTTTTGGCTTACTCGGAAAAAAGAACCTAAAACCAAGCCTAAATCCAGACCGCTACCTAAAGCTACTCAAAAGTACTTAGAGGCAGAAGAAGAATTTACTGAAGCTTTAGATAATCTGGAAATTAAATACGAAAAGAAATTTCAGTTTAAATCTACAAAGCATTGGCGTTTTGATTTTCATTTAATTGAACATCGTATTTTAGTTGAAATTGCTGGCGGTCCCTGGTCAGGTGGACGAAAGGGCAAGCTGGCAACAAAGGCGTGGAGTATGGACCGTTACGATGTTGCTGAATCAATGGGATATACCGTTGTTCGGTTAGAGGCAGCACCAAGATTTAAGATTAATGAATCTGGTCCATTACAGATCCAAGCTCATTTCGCAAGCCAATGGCTTAAAAATTTAAAGAGGCAAATATTTAATGGATCAGATCAGACCATTTCCACCGACTGATTTTATTGATCAAGCAGATGAAGAAGAAGCAATAAGACTAACACCAGCACCAGATCTAAAAAAATGGGTTGTGGCTAACTACTTAACTATAGGTGGACCACTTCATAACCCTGATCATAACCATATTGCTGAGTTGCTTCATGATAATGAAGAATTTTTAGCATTTGCTTGGGCCTCTTCTGCATATAAAAGCAAGCAAGCTATGGTGTTAGGCCAGTGCGAAAAAGTCATGTTCAATGTTGGTGGCTGGCGTAAAGCTAGACAAGAGCAACAGATGCGAGACTGGTTCGGCTTTGTGCCAACATACTTGATCACCATTGATGCTACATTTTGCGACAAAGCAAATGATCGTGAGTTTTGTGCTTTGCTTGAGCATGAACTCTACCATATAGGCGTAGAACGTGATGAAGACGGTGAAATGATCTTTAGTAGCTCAACAGGTTTACCTAAACATTATTTAGCTGGTCACGATGTCGAAGAGTTTGTTGGTGTAACCAAACGGTGGGGGGCGAGTCAAAGCGTTAAACGTATCGTTGAAGCTGCAAAGAATCCGCCGTTTGTTTCGAAACTTGATATTTCAAAATGCTGCGGAAACTGCGTAATCAACTGAGCCGAATGGCTCTTTTTTTTGCCTTCTTTGCTAGACGTAGCTAGACAAAGGTGGGGGTATGGCTGCACTTAAAGAACAGGTAAAAATATTTATTGTTCAAGCGCTTGCCTGCATGGATACCCCTCAACAGGTAGCTAATGCTGTCAAGCAAGAATTTAACATTGAGATTGATCGAAAACAGGTACAACTTTATGACCCGACAAAAGCGGCAGGAAAGAATTTAAGTAAGAAATATAAAGACCTTTTTCATAAAACCCGAGAGGACTTTAAAAAGAATGTTTATGACATCCCGCTAGCTAATAAAGCCTACCGGCTTAAAGAGCTTCAGAAGATTTATGAAGACTGGAAGAACAACAGGCTTATGAAGCAAGGGGTTATTAAACAGGTTCGGGAAGAAATGCAGGGTTATGACCTGATGTTATTAAATCTTGAGTTAAAGCAGCTTGAGATTGAAAAGTTAAGAGAGGGTGAAGGTGATGAAGATCCAACACCAGTCAAGGTAACTATTCAAGTTGTGGATGCGAGTAAAAAAGATGCCGAACATCAATCCGACACTGAATGTACCTCAGGCTAATTTTTTGCAGATGGAAAAGTAGTTCCGCGCATTTGTCGCTGGCTTTGGATCGGGAAAGACTTGGGTTGGATGCTCCAGTTTATGCAACAAAGCTTGGGAATTCCCTAAAGTACCTTTGGGTTATTTTGCTCCAACTTACCCGCAGATTCGCGACATTTTCTTTCCAACTATTGAAGAGGTTGCTTTCGATTGGGGGCTTAAAACTAAGGTTTATGAAACCAATAAAGAGGTGGATATCTATTATGGTCGGCAATATCGAACGACAATCATTTGCCGGTCTATGGAGAAACCAGCAACAATTGTAGGTTTTAAAATTGGCCACGCCTTGATTGATGAACTTGATGTTATGGCCAAGGTCAAAGCTCAACAGGCTTGGCGTAAGATCATCGCACGTATGCGTTATAAGCAAGCTGGTTTGCTCAACGGTATTGATGTGGCCACTACACCTGAAGGTTTTAAGTTTACATACGAGCAATTTGTTAAAGAGGCAAATAAATCAGAGGCTAAGCGTAAGCTATATGGAATGATTCAAGCTTCAACTTATGACAATGAAGCTAATCTTCCAGATGACTACATATCATCACTTTATGAGTCTTATCCGCCGCAATTAATTTCAGCTTATTTAAGAGGGCAGTTTGTCAATTTAACCAGTGGTGCTGTTTACCCCGACTTTGATCGAGTTCTAAACCACACGGATGAAGAAATTAAGAAAGGTGAGCCTTTACTCATTGGTATGGATTTTAACGTGCTTAAAATGGCTGCTGTGGTTTATGTCATTAGAGAAGGGAAGCCAAGAGCTTTAGATGAACTGGTTGGCGTGAGAGATACACCGACGATGTGTCAACTGATTAATGAGCGCTTTCCAGATCACGATATTACTGTGATTCCAGATGCTTCAGGTCAGGCAACATCATCAAAGAACTTCAGTGAATCTGATCATGCAATCTTAAAGAAAAATGGATTCAAAGTTGAAGTTAATGGTGTGAATCCCGGTATTAAAGATCGTATCACTGCAGTTAATGCACAAATTCTGAATGCTGAGGGTGAACGACACTTAAAAGTGAACACAAACAAGTGTCCTAACTTTACGGCTACTTTAGAACAGCAAGTCTATGATGATTTTGGAATGCCAGATAAAAGCGCTGGTTTGGACCACGTTGGGGACGCTGGTGGATATCCAATAGCTAAGAGATTCCCAGTCATCATTCAGAAAATATTTAAACGGCGCGCAATCGCTGGTTTTTCTCGTTAATCAATGCACCTTCTCAGGTGCTTTTTTATTGGTGTTTTTATGGCAGTTATTGATAAACATCCGCAGTATATTGCTGCACAAAAAAGCTGGGAGATTATGCGGGACGCCGTTGCTGGTGAAGAGCAGATCAAACAGGCACAAACAAAGTACCTAGCTAAATCGGCCGGAATGATTGAGGCTGAAAAGCAAGGTGATACGACTGGAGAGATTTATAAAGCCTATCTAAGTCGAGCTCAGTATCCATTATGGGTTCAGGATTCATTACGTACGATGATTGGTTTAGTTTCAAAGCTGGAACCTAATATCGTAATTGAAAGTTCTCTGTTAAAGGGTTTGATAGAGAATGCAACCAATGATGGTTTTGGGCTTAAACAACTCTTTATCCGTATTTGCCTAGAATTACTTGAATATGGTCGCTGTGGTTTGCTTGTCGATGTTGATGGGGCTGGTGTGCCATATTTCGCTCTATATGATGCGCTATCAATCATTAACTGGAAGGAAAACAGCATTGGTGGCCGTAAGGATCTAAAGCTGTTAGTGCTCGAGGAACAATTCGAAAATAGTGAAGATGAGTTTGGGCATGATACAAAGACGGTTCACCGTGTTTTATCTATGGTTGATGGTGCGCTAACTGTACGGTTATTTGATGGCTCTGTTGAAGAAGATAAAACGCCAGATCTCGGCGGTAATCAGCTATCTTTCACGCCGTTTGTTTTCTGTGGCACGACCGATAATTCTCCACAAGTTGGAACGGTACCATTGCTTACCATGGCTAAGGCAGCACTCAAGTATTACCAGCTAAGTGCAGATTATTACCAGTCACTTCACCATACAGCTCATCCGCAGCCTTGGATTAATGGACTTGAGGGTGATGAAGATATTAGCGTTACTGGTGTGATGGCTGTCTGGAGTCTTCCTCCAAATTCACAATGTGGTTATTTGGAAATTTCAGGTAGCGGCATTGAACTCACTAAAAAGGAAATGGATGCGCAAAAGAATTCAGCATTAGAAGCTGGGGCTAAAGTAGTTGATACCAATACACAGGAATCAGGTGAAGCGCGCCGTGCACGGCAAGACGATCAGCAAGCAAGTCTTCACAGTATCGTGATGTGTGCAGCTGCAGCAATTGAACAAGCCATTAAGTATGCAGCACAGTGGTTAAAGCTGGATTCGACAAAATATTCATTTACGGTTGAACCTGAGTTTATTGTGCAGGTCACGGATATTAATCTTGCAAAACAGCTTTATGAGGGTGCTATTTCAGGGAAAAACTCTTTCCGCACATATTGGGAATACCTGATGACAGGTAAATTACCAGCTCACGACTATCAGGAAGAAGTGAAGCGGGTAGAAATAGAGCGAGATAACACTCCTTTGTAGAGGTGATGTATGGCTTCAAAAGAAGATAAATCATTGATTGAAGTACTTACCCAACATCAGGCGTACTTATATCGGGTATCTTCTCAATCTGTTAATGAGCTACTAAAAATCTTTAATGATGAGTCAATATTAATGTTGGCAAAGCTTCGGGATTTGCTTGATGAATTAAATGATTCTGAAAAGATGGCTCTAGCAAGTGGACAGTACACAACGTCAAATCTGAAGGAAGTTCGTGATCTGATTGCTCAGTGGTTTACTGCAATAAACACTGCATTACCTGAAGCTTTCGCTGTTTCTGCTACTGCCTTGGCTGTTTATGAAGCCAATTACATGGCGAAGCTATATGGCGGCAAGATCAAAAAACCAAATGGTGAAAAGCTATATGCCGCAGCTAAAAAAATACCATTGGTAGGTGGGGCTCTTGTTGATGATCTGCTATCCAGAATTGCTGAAAATGCCCGTCAAAAGGTTGAGTATGCAATTCGGGATGGTATCAACTCAGGTAAAACAAATCAGGAAATAGTTCAGCGCATCCGTGGTACCAAACGGCTTAATTATGAGGATGGGCTTTTAAGTAGCTCAAAGTCTGATATTGACCGTACTGTGAGAACGGTTCGCAGCCATGTGGCCAATCAAGCATATCTAAATAGTTTCAATCAGATTGGCTTTGAATATGTTCGATTGGTTGCAACGCTGGACGGAAGGACATCAAAACTTTGTGCATCTTTGGATGGTTCAGTTTGGGAAATAAACGATCCGGCAAAGCGGGTACCGCCGTTACACCCTAATTGCCGAAGCATTTTGGTGCCAGTCGAGAAAGACGGTCAACTTGTCGGTGAACGTCCATTTGTAATGGACGAACGTCGAGTGAAGGACATCCCAAAAGAAGAGCGAAGCCAATTAATAGGGCAGCTAGATGCTAATACCACATTTAAAGAGTTCTTCAAAAAGACTGATGATTTCTTTCAAAGAGAATGGTTAGGACCGAAGCGTTACAAGCTCTATAAGAAAGGGAAATTTGATTTTGATAAGTTCTTCGATCCAGAGGGGCGATTATACACATTGGACCAACTTCGAAAGTTGGATGAGCAAACCTTTAAGGAGTTGGGCTTATGAGTGAGTCAAGACATTTAGTGCTAAAGCGTCACCCTACTTTGAAAGGTTATCTGGTTATTTGTGATGAAGAAACTGGACAACCTCTAGCTGGACAAAGAGCAGTACAGATGAATTCTGATGCCTTAAATGGACCCGCAACAATTACTGTAACTTTTGAAGCATATGGTGCTCATGGTGTTCGCTTAGTGAGTGATGCACCAAGGCCAAATCAAACAAAGGAAATGTAGCGAAAGGTATTACAAATGTCTGAAAAGCAATTCACTATGTCAGATGCTCAATATATTCTGAGCACAAAATTAATTCTGGTGCCATTTCTTCAAATTAAGATTTCAAGAGCCATGGCAATTTATGGTTTTACTTTTGAAAGATTAAAAGCAATTGCACTCATCAATTAGAACTTAATTTTTAACCTTAGCGCCTTCGGGTGCTTTTTTTGTGAGAAGAAAATGATCAAAGAAGTAACAGAGCAAGAGTTAGCTGAAAAGTCTGTGGCGCCCCGAGTAACTAAAGCGCAAATTGATTCATTGATGGAGCGTGTTACATATACGGTTGAGCAACGCCCCGGTGGCACGACATCTACTTTTGTCCATGCATTTTTAGATGGAAAGTTTTTCCTAGCAACGGGTTTTAGTGCATGTGTGAATGCTGAAAACTTTGATGCTGAAATTGGTGAGTGTATGGCTCGTGGAAATGCAGAAAAGTCAGCCGAAAATAAACTTTGGGAGCTAGAAGGCTACCGTTTATTTGCAACAAATATCTAAGTTTTCAATCGAAATTTAGCGTCCTTAGGGGCGATTTTTTATTGCCTGAAGCTAAGCAGAAGGTTCAACAATTAAACCCGCTAAGCGGTATCTCTAGGAGATTTTTAAATGTCAGACGAAATCAAAGTTGATTTGGAAAATCCTGAAATTAAAGCAGCTATTCAAGCCGCCGTTGATGAAGCTGTTAAAGGTCTTAAAGATAAGAATGCAGAACTTATCAAAGATAAAAAAGAGTTGAAAGATGAACTAGGTTCATTGAAATCAAAGGTTGATGGGTTGGATCTGGATGCAATCAAGGTCCTGCTTGATAAATCAAATCAGGATGAAGAATCCAAACTTATTGCAGAAGGCAAGATTGAAGAAGTTATTCAGAAACGCACTGAGAAGATGCGTGAAGAGCATGACAAGGTTCTTAAGGCAGAGAAAGAACGGGCAGATAAAGCTGAAGCTTATGCCGAGAAATTCAAGAAATCAGTAGTGCAAAGCCAAATTGTTCAGGCTGCTATTGAACTTGAAGCACTGCCAGAAGCGACCCCTGATATCGCCTTTTTAGCTCAGACAAAGTTTGCATTAGATGAAAACGGCAAAGCTGTGGCAGTTGATGAAAACGGGGATGTGGTCATTGGTAAAGATGGTCAGACACCGATGACTCCAAAAGAGTGGGTTGAGTCTCTACGCGAGCAAAAACCGTATTACTGGCCTAAGCCTAATGGCATGGGCGCAACTGGTAGCAACAATTCAAAAGGTCAGCCAGACATTCTCAAATCGGATGGCTCGGTAAATATGACCAAATTGGCGCAATTACGAAATGAAAATCCGCAACTAGCTAAAGAGCTAGCGGCAAAACACGGTATTAAACTTTAAGGAGTAAAGCCTAATGGGCGACACAAAAATTGCTGATGTAATCGTACCCGAGTTATTCACTCCGTACGTATTAAATAAAACTGCCGAAAAGTCTGCATTATGGCAGTCTGGCATTGTTGGGGATTTGGATGTAGATGTGGCTTTCGGAACAGAGGGTGGTACTACTGTAAATATCCCATTCTGGAATGATTTAAGTGGGGAGTCAGAAGTACTTTCAGATTCAACCCCTTTATCTGTAAATAACATCACATCAGGCAAAGATATTGCGATTCTTCATGCACGTGGTAAGGCGTGGGGCGCTAATGATTTGGCTAAAGCATTATCTGGTGACGATCCACTTGGTGCGGTTGGTGATCTGGTCGCAGATTACTGGTCGCGTGAGTTTCAAGGTTTTACCGTAAATACCCTTAAAGGTGTGTTCGGTGCAGCCAGCATGGCAGGTAATACTCACGATATTTCTGCTGGAACTGGAGCTGCCGCTGTAATTGATGGCGTATCTTTTGTTGATGCTTCTTATAAGTTGGGTGATGCCGTAGATAAATTAACGGCTATTGCAATGCATTCGGCAACCATGGCTGCATTAGCTAAACAAGGTTTGATCGAAACCGTACGTGATGCTGATGGTGTAGTGCTCTATAAAACCTTTATGGATCGCCGTGTGATTGTCGATGACGGTATGCCAGTGGAAGGTGATGTCTTTACTTCATTCCTGTTTGGTCAAGGTGCAATTGGTTTCCAAGATATTGGGGCACCGGTTGGTGTAGAAACAGACCGTGATAGCCTTGCTGGTACTGACATTCTTATTAACCGCCGTCACTTTGTATTGCACCCTCGTGGCATTAAGTGGGCAGGCGATACAGGTATAGCTCCTAATAACGCTGGTCTAGCAACACCTTCAAACTGGGAACGTGTTTACGATCCTAAACAGATCCGTATTGTGGCATTCAAGCACAAGATCAAATAACAAAAAGGCGGGTAACACCGCCTTATCTTTTTGGAGATCCACATATGGGACTTTCATCATTTAACCGTGCACGGGAAAGACAACAAATGACAGAAACAAAAATTGCTGAACTCGAAGAACAACTGGCAACGTTGAAAGGTGAATTCATTGCCTTTCAAAATGATCCAGAAGCCATGAAAGCACGTATTGCTGAGCTTGAATTGGGGGCAGGTAAACAAAACCCTGAAGGTGACAACCAGCAAGCTCAAGACAACCAAAACGCAGGTGATGACCAGGTGCAACCAATTAACTATGCAGGTCTAAAAGTTGATGAGTTGCGTGCGGTCTTGACTGAAAAAGGCATTGCATTTGAAGCAGGCGCTAAAAAAGATGAACTTTTAGCATTAATTCCAAAGGAATAATCCATGGGCTTTATCACTGAACAAGAAGCGATAGAACATGTTGAAGGCTTTGATGCTTTATCTGCCAGTGATAAGGCTCAATACCTCCAAATGGCCGAGGCATATCTGTTAGCACGTAATGTTAAGCCTTACGAAGATGCCACTCTGGTTCCTGAACCTCTAAAAACAGCCTCATATCAAATCATCAAGGGCATTATTAAAGGTGATCTATATCAAGGACAGGAACAGGCATTAAAGCGTAAGAAAGTAAAGGCTGATACGGTTGAAACTGAAAAAGAATATCAGGACGGATCAGTAAAGCTTAGTGCGATTGAGCAATTCATTCTTGATTTGATTAAGCCTTACAGCAAACGAAAAGCTGTATTTTTTGTCAGGAAAATCTAATGGGCTTACGTGACGAAATTCAGGCAGATATTGCTGAAGCATTTAATGATGATTTAGCGGACGCCGTTCATTCATTTACTTGTGAGCGGATCTCAAGAAAAGATTGGGATCCTAAAACTGAAACGTATGTCGAAGTTAAAGAAAACTATTCTGGTCGTGGCGTTCTGTTTGGCTCATACAGTCAATATGAGATTCAGACGCTTGGAGTACTGGCCACAGATAAGAAGGCTACCGTGCTTCAAAATGAAGTGTCCATGACACCTAAAATTGAAGATGAATGGCTAACAGCCTTAGGCTCATTTCGAGTTATTCATATACAGCAAGACCCTGCCTCAACTATTTGGAAATGCCAGTTGAGAAAAGTTTGATTCATTTTTTATAGTTATTTGGTATTTTATATTTGTAAATTTCTAATAACGTAGAGTAAATATGTCAAAACAACCTAATTTAGATAATCTAGAAAGTCATATCCAAGAATCTTTAAATGGAATAAAGCTTTTATATAAAAATAGATGTTTCTCTCAAGCTAAATATTGTACATATATTCTCATTGATCAATTAGCATGGTTAATTAGTGTTTCAGAAACCCAAGTAAATATTTATTTTAAAAATTGGTTGAATAAGTATTTTATTAAACATTATCCAGAAATAACTGCAGAAGAAATTTGGGCATCACGAAATGGTATGCTTCATAATCATTCTTCTATTTCACGAGATATAGTTAATAAGAAAGTTTCTCGGCAACTATGGTTTGTGGATAATTTAAATCATCTAAATGACGTGAATACAGAATTTAACTCACCCGATTATTTTGTAGTTAATACTACACGTTTTCTTCAATTTGCTTTACTAAATGCTATCAATGAATTTATGAGTGATCTGAAGAGTGGTAACGTTCCAGATATGAATGATCTTGCTGAAAAGCTAGGGAAGCTATTGGCTGAAGTGAAACCTGATTGAGATATAACCGCCATTTTGGCGGTTTTTTTATGGGGAAATTTATGGGATGGAAGGGGAAAAAGCCAACTGATTTTAGTTTTGATGTGGCTAAAACGGCAGAGGAAAAGGTAAAGAAAATTACAATGGATGCTGTTCAATCTTTAGTTGTTTCAAGTCCTGTTGATACTGGCGCTTATCGTGCTTCTCATATCGTCTCAATTGGATCTGGTGACTATGGTGTACGTGGACCTGAAACTAATGCGGTGCAGGATGCAGCTCTTCAAGCCGTTAAGTTTAAGCTGGGTAATTTGGTCTACATACAAAACAATAAGCCATATGCTGAACGCTTAGAAAACGGCTGGTCTGATCAAGCGCCACAAGGTATTTATGGCCTCACGTTTAACTTTATTTCTCAAAAGTACGGTGGCTAAAATGGCAATGACTTTAGAGCAGACAAGGCAAGCTATTATTGATCGCATGCAAAGCTTTACGGGTATTGCTCAGGAACGGATTCAGTATCCAAATGCACCAGGCTTTACGGTGCCTAAAGAAGGTTTATGGTGCCGTTTAACGATTGCAGGTGGGCCGAGCTTTATTTCAGGCATTGCTGATAGTCCTTGTACACGCCGTACCGGTAATATCATGATTCAATGCTTTTCACGTCCCAATTCAGGAATAATGGAAATCACAAAACTGTGTGATGCTTGGCTTGCCCATTTTGAATATTACTCAATCGATCATCTAGAATGTTTAGAAGGACAATCAATTTTTGTCGGGCAAGATGCTGACTTCATTCAGTATAATGTGAGCATTGGGTTTAAGGTGAATTGATATGTCATGTATGCTGACTTTAGAAGAAATCGAAATTAAACGGCAAGAACTGGAAAGACATCTTGAAGATGTTATGTCTGTTGAACTGAAGAAGTGGCAAAGCGAAAACAAGCTATGTGTTTCCGATGTGAATATACGTTTGGCCAATGTGAATAGTCTTGGTGGAACTAAACATAATGTAGTTACTGGAGTAAGTGTTGATTTAGATTACAAACCTTAAATTACTTTAATTAAATGACCGCTAAGAAGCGGTTTTTTTATGCCTTATTCACTACCACCTCATCGGTGGTTTTTTTATGTCTATAGGAATCACTTATGAGCAATTTTGTTTTTAAGCGTGGTGACACATTCAACTTAAATTTGCAGCTCGTTGATATGGATGACGCGCTGCAATATCCAGCCAATGATGTGCGTCGAGCGATTGATTTAACGGGATATACCTTTACTTCTCAAGTTAAAACTTTGGATGGAACCGCTGTAGCAACCTTGACTTGTGCAGTATTAAATCAGAGTACTCAAAAGGGGTGGCTGAATGTGAAATCAGAGGCAAGTACTGCAGCGTGGCCTTTGGGTCTGTGTCAGATGGATATCAAAGCTGTGGTGAGCGGTACTACTCAGCATACAGAAACTTTGACTTTTCAGGTAATTGACGGGGTGACTGCATAATGGCAAATCTTTTATTTAGATTTAGTTGGGACCACCGACCTTTTGTTTATAACTCATCTCAAGGTAAGCGGCAATTTATGCTGCCTTTTGCTTCGGGCATTCCAAACCTCACTCCAGACTGGACTCAAGTTACGGGCTTAGGTGCAGCGGCAACAAGAGGTGTTGGAGTAGAAAGCGGTAATGTAGCAGCTTATGGTTCTTATGGTTTATCTAACTTAGGTTATGGTGGATCTCCAACTTCAGAAGCCGGAAATGATATTGATGCTGGTTATAAAGCAGGGGGACAAAAGACTCGTTTTAAGAATGCACCCACTAGTATTTATACAAATCCCTATATAGCTGCTTATGCACCTTCTATCGTGGTTACTCGTGGAGAATTTACAGGTACGGAGTTATTTTTACCATATTACACCTCAACACGCGCCAATTGTATGGCTGTAATTGCATGGAATTATGTGCCATCCACTGACACCTTAAGTAAAGCAGAGCAAATCGTTTATACGAGCAAGAACAATATCGTTTATACGACCAATAACAGCGCGACCAGCGGCAAATTGGTTACTGTTGAGACTTCTGGCGAACTTCGCTCCAAGGGGTTCACTGTTGATTCGAACGGGGTTTACAAGGCAGCTTCACCGATTGCAAGACTATTTGCTGATTCACTTGAACTCAATGAAGATGCCTCAAAACAGCCGATTAACTTTGAAAAGTTAGGTACAGGTGACTACCTGATTAAAGGTTCTCTGGGATTTGCTAAAGAGGGCTGGTACATTGAAATGCCTAAAGATGCAAACGGTAATGTTCTTGTTGCTGTGTCTTATGAGCAGCATGAAGATGGGGATATTGCAGTAAAAACCTACAAGAAAAAATTTGATATCGAAACAGCCTCAATTATTCCTGATTTCGATAATCCTGTAGATATTCCAGAAACTCGCTGGATTGATATTCGATTGCATGAAGAACCCGAACCAGAGCCTGAAGAACCGTTGAGTGAAACACCATTGGAGTTCCAGCCTACTAACTTATCTCAGGCAGTAGCTGCAGCCTTGAATGGTGTGGAACCGCCAGTGATCTCCGACACAGATGCAACACATTAAAAACCCGCAAATTTAGCGGGTTTTTTTACGCCCATCTTTTATAACTGCCCGCTGATGAAGCGGGTTTTTTATGCCTAAATTTTGGAGAACTATAAATGAGTTCAGGCGCAAAAATTCGATTATATGCTTGTGAAGAAGCGGTGCTGGGAACAACTCCGGCAAACCCGATCTGGTACACGGTTCGCCGTGTCAGTGATGGTTTATCTGAAAACGTCTCAACTGAAGAAAGCAGTGAAGTAGTAGATTCACGTTTTCGACAAGGTGGTGTGGTTACTGAAGCAGAGGTAACAGGCCAGTTAGAGTTTGAACTATCTCTTGGAACATTTGACTTATTCTTAAGTGCTTTAGCCTTTAATAACTGGGCAGCAAATGCTTTAAGCTTTGGCGGTACCGTACGTAAATCTTTAACACTGGTCAAAGTATTTGAAGATATCGGTCAGGTATTTATTTACCGTGGTGTACAGGTGAATACCGGTGAAATCACCATTCAAACAACTGGGAAAATCACTGGTAATTTTGGACTGGTAGGTAGCTCATTTACACGTCAGCAAGTCAATCCTGTCACTAATCCTATAGCTGCAACAACCCGTCCACTGGTCAGCATGCCAAACGTGGAAAACTTACTGGTAAATGGACAGACGATTCAAGGTAAAGCGTGTTTGCAGTCTCTTACGCTTTCAATTAATAACAATCTTGAAGCAATCCGTTGTATCGGCTCAGGCAAGTACACACCAGAGTTCTACATTGAAAAGATGATGGATATCGAAGCAAATGCTTCCTTCATGTTCTCGGCAACTGCGGCAGGGTGGATTGATGCCATTAAAACCCGAGATGTGTTTACGCTGACCTTTGATATTAAAGACAGCAAAGGCAGTAAATACTCGTTTAACTTCCCTCAATTAGAAGTGATGGAAGCCAATCACCCAGATGGCGGGGGTGACGACATCATTACTTTAGATATCAACTTTGCCCAAGTCCGTACAGCACCAACGATTGTACGTGCTCTCGTGTAATCAGCTTATTCAGTAACAAAGCCTATGGAATCCCATGGGCTTTTTTATTTCTAAAAATCAGAGGTTGTTATGGCTTTAAAAGTCGGAATTATTAAAAGCTCAGACGTATCAAAATGGTGTGAATATAAGGATTCTGATGGACAGGTACAGGCTGAGTTCAAAGTCCGTGGTATCGCATATAAACCCTTTCAGGTAGCTATTGAACGAGCAGGAAACCAGATCTCGTCTAAAGGCTACGATGTAATGGTAAAAGATGAAAATGCCAAGCTTTACCACGAGCTTTTAATGGATGCATGCGCGGCCCACTTAATCGAAGACTGGAAAGGTGTGGTATTTGCCGAAATCGTAGACGGTAAAACTGTTGAGTCCGAAAAGCCATATACACCTGAGAATGCCTCAAAGCTTCTTAATCTTGGTGATATTGGTATTTCAATCTGGCTATTCATTAAAGAACAGGCCCAGAAGATTCAGGAAGACGCAGACAAGGACAAGGCTTTAATTCTGGGAAAGTCATGGAGCTCTACAAATACCAAAAAACGTATGCGTCGAAAACGCCGCACGAAATCGAGCAAATCAAGTTCTTAGGCGGCCGTATTCCGGATCCGCCAGAATATTCGTATGCGGCTGATTCAATTCTTTCGGCATTTAGCACTATATGTCGATCCAGACGTTATGAGCAAAGCATACCGTTATCTTTAGATCAGCAGGCTATCAATGTCTATGCTGAGCATAATGATTTGCCAGTGGCTGCTCATATTTTTAATGACTGTATTTTTGCGTTGGATAATTTGTTTTTGGAGGAGTGCCATAAGAAGATATCAACCAAAAGCAAAGGTAAGTGACCAAATTAGGTATTGCCAGGGACTGAAAAGCCTAATTTGGTCAAAACGTCAAACAATTAAGCAGTTGCTCTTAAACGCGACTCAAAATAACGCAGTCGATGTTACAAAATACTTGATCTGGATTGACAGAAAATTACCTTTAAGGTGTTGCGCGTGATTATCAAATGATGAATAATCACCTTACCGTCAATATTTGACGGTTCAGCATTCTTTTACTCTTTCCAAGAACCTTGGTGTTTGCTTGTATGTGTTTAACATTAACTGAAGCTAAACAAAAACTTAGAGCATTTGCTAGAGATACTAGCAAAATCAAGTTAACTGCACATGCAAAAGAAAGAATGAAAGAACGCTGTATCTCTATGAAGCAAATTATTTGCTGTTTTGAGCATGGAGATATTACTGAGGGGCCGTACCCAAATACTCGTGGTGATTGCCAGTTAAATGTTTCTGTTCGCACTGCAGGCGAATACATAACAACAGCTGTTGCAATCAAGCAGAGCGAGAACGGTGAATTCTCAGTAGTAGTCACTACATTTAGAGAGTAGGCTAAATTATGTATCACTATGAAGAATGCGGTCTGAGCAATATTTGGCTGCGCAATGGATTTACAATTGAAAATGATGAAGACTATGGTGAACTCGTATCTATTGAATCTGTTCATGAGCTTCATAATGCCATTGGGTTGTTCTTAATTACGCAAAAGCCTGACTTGAATGGTGAGGAAATTCGTTTTTTACGTAAAGAACTAAACTTGTCACAGAAGAATCTTGCTGGGCTTTTAGGAGTCAGTGAGACTAGTATTAGACATTGGGAAGCTGATCGCGGTTTAATTGGTAAACCTACTGAGCTATTACTTCGTGCATTATATAAAGAGCATGTTCAAGGTGATGGCAAACTAAGAAGTATGATTGAGTCATTAAATCATCAGGAACGAACTTTAGTACCAAGTGAAATTAGTTTTTCATATGGAAATAACCATTCATGGCATCAAACCAATTGTGAAATAGCTTAGTTAGTTTTATTTGATAGAAACCACCTTCGGGTGGTTTTGCTTTATGTGACATTTAGTAACCAGTTTGTTAAAGTTAGTACACTTTATAACAAACGGTAAAAAACCATGAAACAAGTCATTTTAAGTCTTTTATTAGTTTTAAGCTCATTAAGTGTTGCGGAAGCAGGTAGAGGCAGACAACCGTGCTCTGGTAAGAAAGGTGGGGTAAGTCATTGCGATGGTAGTAAGTTTGTTTGTAATGATGGTTCCATCAGTGCTTCTAAAAAGATCTGCTCTAGATAGGTGATGTGATGGGATTGAATTTTAGAAAAAGTATAAAAATTGCTCCTGGAATCCGTGTCAATGTTAGTAAAAAAGGGCTATCAAGTGTTTCTGTGGGTGGGAAAGGTGCACGTGTAAATGTAAGTAAGAAGGGTACTCGCACAACAGTAGGTATTCCAGGTACTGGCTTATCTTATTCTAAGTTCTCTAGTTATACTAAGAAAACAACACCTAGAAGAGAACCTGATTTTAATAATCCAGATAATGTATGGGGTTACCCTAAATCTGAATGGATAATCTGTGGAGTTATTCTATTTATAGCTTTAATAATTTTTATTTGGATTATTAGCTGATTTTTAAATTTTGATATTTGATAGGTTTATATATGAAAAAGATTGTTTTATTAAGTTTGGTTTTTGGGATGGCCGGTTGTGCGACAACAGCTAATTTTTTTGATATTCATCCAACACCTGTTAGTAATTCAGGTTATTGGACTGGTCAATTTGATCGGTTGGTTGGGACTTTAATACTAGAAAGTGATGGGACGGGTGTAATTTGCCAAGACCACCTAGGTACAGCTAGGGTAATGTCTGTAAAATTATTAAATGATAGACTCTATTCTCAGGATGGGACTTACTGGAAAATAAGTAATTTCACTCCAACATCTCTTGAGCTTAATTATGCGCTTGGAGGAGGATATAAAATGATAAGGGACAATGGGCTTAAATTCGCTTCACCAGCATGCAAAGATAAGCTAAACACAAAGTAATAGTTGTTCGAGAGAATTAACTTGACTAAACAGAATATTAAATGTGATTGGCTGAATAGATATGATATTGGATGACTATCTGGGGCATGCCGCTAATAGCAAGAAACTCGCACAGATTGCTATTAAAGAAAGGCGTTTTGACGATGCATGGAAACATTTAAACCATCAAAAAGATTACTATTTAAAGCATGCTAGTAGGATGGGTTTTTCTAAAACAGAAACACTGGTTATAGACTCCTCACCACATGAAGATATGGCAAATGTCTTAAGACTAGAGGGCAAGCATAAGAATGCTTTAAGCAGTATATCTTACACTTATAAGGCGGCTTATACAGCTAATCGACCAATTATTACATTAGAGAAAAAATTAGAGGCTTATTACAATCGAGCCTATAAAAAACAGCCGTTTAAAAAATTTTTATCGTTACTTAAGGCTCTACCCAACAGTGACTATATTTCTGTTCGAGATTTAGTTGAAATTTACTTCCCTTTATCTCCCAATGATGATGAGGTGGCTCCAAAAGAGAGGAATTTGAGTGAACAGGAAATTAAAAAGGTAAATGATAACTTTTTGAAGCAAAGATCTACCGCTCGCAGTAAAGAGCATATAGGTATTCCACCACCACTGAGCAATAAGCCGGTTAAGGCAGTCAAACCAAGCTACCCTGAACCCAAATACCCAACGAAAGTTATTGAACCGCAAAATGATAATAATTTGATTCTTGGCTATCCAGCATCTGAATGGATAATAGGATTAATGGTGGGTGTAGCATTGTTGATCGGGTTGATTTGGTTGCTATCGTAATTAAAAAAGCACCCTAGGGTGCTTTTTTTTCATCATCATCTTGATCTAGGCTTTGTCCTAAAGCATCAAAAACAGCTTTAGCAGCTATTTGGGCTAGGCGTTTACGCTCCTCAGCATCTCCAATAACCAGATGTGAGGTATCTTTATCAAAAGAAAGGAATGGTTTTGATGCTGACTCAGACCGAAAACTGTGTTCTAAACGAGCAATAATCTCTTGATTCATCGAACGAGTATTTTTCTTAGCTTCGTCAGCGATTTTGTCTCTCAGTTCTTCTGACCAGCGTAGATTGTACTGGACTGTGAGATGACCACCATTTTTACTCATGGAAATAAACCATATACCGCAAATTTAACATAGATATTAATTCTATTATTCGGGTATTGACAATACTACCCGATTAATTCTATATTTAATCATACCCGATTGATAGGAGTATAAAATGGGAGTGTTATCGAAACCACAACGCAAGATGCAGTTTAACTTGCGAATTGAACACGAGCTTCATGAATGGTTAAAGAAAGTAGCAGAGGAAAATGAAAGACCGGTTAATTATGTAATTAATCAAGCGATTAAGAATATGCGTAAAGAAATTGAAGGTGCGAAAGCATGAAATCAATAGACAACAAAAAAGCCCGTGATCTTGGCGGACAGGGCTTGATTGAAGTCGCAATCTACAGGAAAGACAACATGTCTAATTTAACACAAAACTTTTTAAATCCAAATAATAAGCCATTAGTTATTGGTGATTTTACCATTCGCCAAGATGAAGAAGGCCGTTTTATGTTGGGTGACCTTCATAAAGCAAGTGGTGGTGAAAAGAAACACCAGCCATCTAACTTTTTAAGAACTGAGCAAATTAAAGAGTTAATAAATGAAATTGACCACTCTGCAAATTTGCAGAGTTCAGATAATGACCACTCCTCAAATATGAGGAGTGCTGTAAAAGTAGTCAATGGTGGTGACAACAGAGGAACATATGTAGTTAAGGAAATTGTTTACGCATATGCAATGTGGATTAGTCCCAAATTCCACTTGATGGTTATCCGAGCTTACGATTCACTTGTGATGGAGTGGTTGCTTAATGGAAAACAAACTATCTCACCAGAACAAGCTGGCATTCTTTATAACATTGTTCATACAAGAGCAAAAGGTAATAAAAATTTGATTGTGCAAATGTGGAGTCGTTTAAAAAACCACTTTAAATACTCAGCAAGTTACCGAGAATTACGAGCTATTCACTTTGAGGATGCTAAGCATTATTTAGAAGTTATGGATTTAAGGGCAAAGCCAGAGGAAAAGAAACCTCAAGATCCTTTATTTGATAAAGACGCCTATGAGCTGGTTCGCAAACTTACTGAAGCAGTCATCATAGAAAATGATGAAATCGTTCCAGTTCTGCTGGCTGTAAAAATGCTTGATGTGAAGAAGTTCGCGTATTACTCACACTTAGTAGTGAAAGCGAATGAAGCAGCACGAGATATTGCTAGATTGTTGGATTTCAGGAACCTACAAAATGAGCCGTTGATCGATGCAGACTGTTCGGTGATAGCCATGTCTAATGGACAAAGATTTCTAGCACGACCGAACTGGTTTAACTGCCCAGCTTAGTAATTATTTTTAAACAGAACCCACTCATTTGAGTGGGTTTTTTAATACCCAAAACAAAACCCCAGTAGCGCTAACTACTGGGGTTTTTCATTCCACCCACCGACGAAAGTAAGAGGAAAGTAAATCTATATGGAGCATTTTAAACCAATAGTGGAGCTTATGAAAGTGTCTATTGAAAAGTATGGCTTATGGCAGACAATTATTGCCTTTTTAATTTTGTTTTCCATACCAATTCTAATCTGGAAATTACCTGAAATCATTGCAGCGATTAAAGCCTAAAACCGACCTATCAATGGTCGGTTTTTTATTACCGAAATTTTGGAAGCAAATATGACGGATAAATCCAAATGGTTTGTTTTTAAGAAAAATGATCAAGTTTTTGGATGTTTCAGGATTAAGCCTTTTTCTGATCCTGAATTTGGTGAGGCCTATAAAATGCTTTGTACCAAAAAAAGTATTTTTAGAATGAGTGCCATGCTATCAGCCCAAGAGTTTGCCAAAATTATCGCAACTCATCTTATACAGGATTGGGAAAATATTGAACTTTCAAAAACAGGAATAGCTGGTGAAAAAGAAACGCGTTATTCGCCAAAATCAGCTTATCAATTATTAATGTATGGAGATCTAGGGGCTGAGATAACTTCATGGATCTTGGAAAAGTCAAAAAGTATTGCCTAGTTAAGTCTCGATTTATTGCCGCCGTTTATGGCGGTTTTTTATTGCCTAGAGGAAAGTCAAATGGCTCAAGAAGCTCGCTTAGTAATTGTTATTGATTCGGAACGTGCGAAACGCACTGCACAAGACTTATCAGTTGAATTGGATAGCATCACCAAAAAAGGGGATTTCGCCTCGAAATCTATGGACCGGATGTCTGTAGCAACTCGTGCACTAGCAGGGTATATGGCTGGTTTATTAACAGTAGGTTCAGCCATTTCAAAGATGGATACATATACTGGACTACAAAACCGCCTTAAGTTGGTCACTAATAATCAAGTTGAACTAAATAAAGCTACGGAAGACACTTTCCGAATTGCTCAAAAAACCTATTCAGCATGGGATTCTGTTCTACAGGTCTACCAGCGTTTTAGTGATAATGCCAAAACTTTAAACCTCACAATGGATGACACAGCACGTTTAACTGAAACAGTTTCTAAAGCTGTAGCAATTAGTGGTGCAAGTGCAGAAGCTGCTGATGCAGCTTTAGTTCAATTCGGACAAGCGTTAGCAAGCGGCACATTACGTGGTGAAGAGCTTAATTCTGTAATGGAGCAAACACCAGCTTTAGCAAAAGCTATTGCTAAAGGTATGGGTATTACTGTAGGTGAATTACGTTCAGTAGCTGCTGAAGGAAAAATCACTTCACAGGAAATCGTTAAAGCACTTAAAAATGTCCAAGATGAAGTTGATGCTCTTTTTGCTAAAACTGATATAACAATCGGGCAGTCTCTCACACTCCTAAACAATGAAATTACTAAATTTGTAGGAGAGGCTGGTAAAGGAAGTGGAGCAGCACAGGCTTTATCAGGATCGATTCAGTTACTAGCAAATAATTTGAATTTAATTGCAGACAGTGCATTTGCCATAGGTATTGGCTTAATGACAAAAGCCGTTTTAACAAAAACGGTTGCTGTACAAGCGAGTATTGCTGCGTCAACCAAACAAGTGTTTGCCACAATTGCTGAACGTAATGCAAATATTGCAGCAGCAAAAGCTGAAGTGGAATCTGCGCTTGCCGAAGCACAAAGTACGCAGGTGACACTAACGAACATCAAAGCTACTCATGCTCAGATCATGGCAGAAATAGAACTCGAAAAAGTTCGTTTAAAAGCCCAAATCACTGAACAAGGTCGCACGGCTACCATCACACGAATGGCTCAGCTAGGACGATTACAAGCTCAAGTTGCGTTAGAGGTTGCTGCTGCGGAAACAGCACAGTCTGCAGCTTCATCTAGATTATCAGCAGCCTTAACAGCGCAATCTGTTGCTACTAGCCGTCTAGCTTTAGCAAAGTCAGCGCTTATGGCGATTTTTAGCCCAATGGGTTTAGCAATTGCAGCAACAGCCGCATCTTTCTATTTACTAAGCAGCAGTTCGGATGAAGTCAAAGAGTCTCTTGCAACACAATCTGACTCGGTTAGTGATTTAACAGATAAGTACATAAAGTTAAATACTGTGCAAGCATTAACAGAGGGTGTGCGGTTACGCAAAGAGATTGAGCAGCAAAATGATGCAATTGATGATGCTAGTGGAGCTATCAAACGTTTTGCTTATATCCAAAAGGAATTATTTAAATTATCTGGCAGTGATTATGAAGATTATCAAAATGCCATTAAGTCTATTGCTACAGGTGCAAGCGATGCAGGTGATCTCTTAAAAAAGATGATTTCATCTGGTCGTTTTAGTCAGAATCAAATTGATAAACTCATTGAGTTCTCTAGTGCAGTAGCAGAATCAAAAAATAAGATTGAGCAAGGTAATACTGCTCTAAAACTCTTAAATGCTACTTCTAGACAACATGTTGAGGTAACGGCCGAATCAATTAAGCAATTAACAATTCAAACAAACTTAACAAAAGTCGCTACTCAAAATTTCACTGACATGAAAACACAAATGCTTGATTCATTACGAGCACAAGTGGAATTCATTCGGTTAAATGGTGGTAGCGAAGAACAAGTTAAATCGTTGAATAAGGTAATTCAGGCATATTCTTTAAATCAAATTTCAGCAACTGATGCTGTGAGTAAGTTCAATAGTACAGCCAAAATTCCTGCTGAAAATATCAAGGGGTTACAGGATCATGCTACTAAAACGGATCAGTCTAAAATTGCGTTGAATCAGGCTAATGCAGAGCTAAAGAAACAGAATGACTTGCGTAATGAGTATCTAAAGCAACATCAAACTGTACTTGCTGCTCAACAAGGAGAAACAAATGAATTAAACAACCAAGTCGCTGCACAAGAAAAGTTAAATAAATTACGAGACAATGCCAACAAAGATAATCTGAAAAATGATTTTCTTATAAAAAACACCGCTGCATTTGGTGGTGGTGAAAAGGGTCTTGATAAGGCGCGTGCAGCATCAGAGTTTTATACCACCAATAAAATTCCGATGACTAGAAGTTTAACTGGTCAGGAATATGCAATTTTTGAGGCTTGGTATAAGAAGCAGAAAGAAGTCAAGGACTTACAAGAAAGCATTTCTGAGTCTACCAGAAAGCAAACAAAAGAGGTTGAAAAACAAACCAAAGAGTCTGCCAAACAAGCTGTTCTACTTGCGGGGAATAATGAGCGAGTGAGAAATATGCTTCGGGTTTACCAATCCTTCCGTAATGCAGGCTTAGGCGATAAACAAGCTCGTGTAATGACAGCTCAAGTTGGACGAGAGACTGATTTTAGAAATGAGGCAATGTTTGGTAGTCACAAAGATGCCAATAATGGTTATACCAACACAGGATTTTTATCATGGCAAAAAAGTCGCTCAACTAAATTAATGCAGTCTTTACAAGGGCAAGGAGTCTTGGATAAAAACGGTAAAATCCAGCAAACTCAAGATGCATTAGATGCAATGGCTAAACATGCTGTGCAAGAGGCGATGACCGATAAAAGTTATAGTAAATCTAAAGCAGCTCTTCTTAATGACGATTTAGACTATCGAAGTTTAGAGAGAGTCGTTGCCAAAAATTTTGTTGGCTGGGACTATGATGGGAAAAAGCTTGGCAAAGCTAAAGCTTCACAGCATTTAGCCAAACAAGACTCTTACTATAATCAGCTTAATAAAATTTTAGGAGATAACCCCGAAGTAGCGTCAAAAGCAATTAGTGATCTTTCGAAATTCGAAGATGAAGCATATAAGGCACGTGCAAAAACTCTTGAGGAAATTAAGCAGCTCCAAGCAACATATGATTCAGAAACAGTTGCTAGAAGCAAAAAACGTGAGGAGGAAATCAACAAAGCAACCATTTTAGGTCAATCAAATTTAATCCCAAAAATTAATGAGCGTTATGATGCTGAAGATAAGTTAGCTCAGAAGCAATTTGATTTTGAAGTGAATGGTTATAAGTGGACTGAGAAGCAAAAGCTTGAGTACACATATGAAACCAATTCTTTGCGATTAGTTGCTGAGGGTAAACTCTCTGAAGATCAAAGAAAGGTTGCTTTAGGTGGCCTGGAATTGCAAAAACAGCAAGAGTTAGGATTACTAAAACTTGCTCAAGAGCAACGTTTGTTTCAGGCTGAGCAATTCATGCTGGGAGAAATGGAGCGTATCAAAAAACGTTATGCTCTTGAGTATGATGAAATATCAAAAATCACTGATCTTGAAGAGCGTAGAAGGAAGATGAGTGCATTTCAGGCTGATTTTATTCGTAATGGTGTGGGGAATCCAACAATTGATCAGTATGATACCTCTAGTCAGTTTCTTAAATCGACAAACTACACCAAGCCCAAGCAAACCAATATGCAAGTATTGGATGAAGATTACGCTCAAACTTATCAAAAGTTGAAAGATAATCTTGCAGCTGTTTTGGAGTCTGAAAAAGCTAGTTATCAGGAACGATTGGAGGCGGAGCGCGTATTCAAAGAAGCAAGACAGCAAATGGATAATGAGTACCACCTGAAGGCGATTGATGCAAGAAAAGCAGATCACGACAGTCAATTGCAATTATACAGTCAGATGATTTCATCTGCTTCAAGCACATGGGGAGGTTTAACTCAAATTGTTAAGGATGCGCGTGGTGAAAATTCACGCTCTTTCAAGGCAATGTTTATAGCTCAACAATCCTTTGCTATTGCTTCTGCGATTATCTCTGCTCATTTGGCAGCTACACAAGTAGCTGCTGATGCAACGATCCCATTTTTTGGGGCAAAAATTGCGGCTTCAACCGCCATGCTTGCTATGGGATATGCAAATGCTGGTTTGATTGCTGGGCAAACAATAGCTGGATTCTCAGATGGTGGTTTTACCGGATCTGGTGGGAAATATCAGCCTGCTGGTATTGTCCATAAAGGCGAGATTGTATGGTCCCAAGAAGACATTAAAAGATGGGGGGGAGTTGGTTTAGTTGAGAAAATGCGTAAGAGTACAAACCCTGAAGCTTTTCTCAATAACAATGCCTCGGCTGATAGTGTCATGCGCCGTGCAATGATGAGCTCTAATGCCTTTATAGAAAGCCAAAAGCAATCTGATATCTTTAATCAACCGGTTCAAGATACTCAGATTATTTATAAGGGTAATAGAAGCGTACCTATCACTTCTTCTTCGGCCAGTTCTGATCTATTCCACGATGGCAAGGTCTACTTCTCATCAAATGGTTTTGTTCAGGATCGATCAAATCTTGAGGATGTTCAAGATTTCACGATGGGTCAAGCTGCTCGACCTCAAGCTGAGATTATGCCTTCAATAGAGCCTGCTTCACCGACAATCAATTTCAAAATTGAAGTGATTAATCAGGTGAGTGGAGCAACAGTTGAAGCTGAACAATTAGACGAGCAAACAGTCCGGATCATTGTTAAAGATGAACTGGATAAGCAGCTTCCAAGAACGGTACCGAAGCTTGTAAGTGATCAAATTGGTAATCCAAACTCAACTATTAGTCGGTCTTTGGCTGAGAATACAACAGCAAGACGGAATCGTTAATCAATAAAACCACCTTTCGAGGTGGTTTTTTATTACCTGAAGGAAAGTTATGTACAAGTTAAAGCTAAATCCCCAGACCAGCGGCTATGGCGTAACGCCGGGTGATGATGTGAAACGTCAGCAGATGGATGGCGGTCGTGGGCGCTATTACATCGATGTAAAACGTAATAGCCACATTGTTGATGTGAACTGGAACTTAAGTAAAACCGATTTCAATAAAATGATGGCGTTCTGGCGGGTCTACCAGAATAAGCCGGCTTCATTTTATGCGGATCTGGTGATTGATCAGGGAGCACGGCAGCAATACCTATGTAACTTCATTCCGAACTCGTTCAAGACCAATGAAGTGAATGGCAACCTTTACCGGGTAAATGCACAGCTCGAAGTTGTTCAAAACCAGCCTAACCTTACGGCCGATATAGCTTTGATTAAGGATTGGGAGGTCTAATGGATAACGAATATGCCAAATTCTTTTTCAATCGGAAAGTTGATGTCTATCAACTGGAATGTATTGAACTATCACACCCTTCTTTTATGAATACTTACCGGGTGGTCCGTAATGATGACCGAGGTGTTTATGTTCAACATAAGGAGGGATCCGGTCAGGTCTATTATGAATTTTTGCCAGCATCTATTCAAAGATCCGGAATGCTGGGTGATCTGGACCAGACATTAACCGTTTCTATCTCTGGTCTAGGTGATGTGATGCCTGATGAGTTTGAACGGGTAATCGAAGGGCAATATCCAGATGTAAAGCCAACCGTAAATTACCGGATTTACAGTTCAGACAATCTGAATTCTCCAATGTTTTATTTACTCGGACTGCAACTCTCCAGTGTTGCCATGAACCATAAAGCTGTGACATTCAAGGCTGAATCACCAAGATTAAATACTGCGAAGACTGGAGATATCTTTTCGCTTGATCGTTTTAGTGGTTTGAAGGGGGCTATATGAAGAGTCACGATCATTTGCTCGATAAGCAATATGACGAGGAACACTACAACTGTGTTCACTTCGCACATGAAGCTGCAATGGATCTATATGATATTGATCGAGGAGAGGCGCTTGAGTTTTTTATGAAGCCCGTCAAAGAGAAGGTATTTCTGCCATCAAGATTGAAGTTACTAAATCCATTGCCCATGCCCAAGGAAGGCTGCATAGTCGCCTTTCACTCTAGATACCGAAACAAGCCCCCACATGTGGGGCTTTTTCGTTTGGGGCGTATTTTGCATTTGCAGGAATCAGGCGTTTCATGGATGCCAATTCAAGTCGTTCAAGCATTTGGATTTAATCGTGTGAGTTTCTATGATTAAGATTATTTATAAACAAGACCCTTTATCCGAAGACAAAACAATTGAACACGCCGAAACTTTGGGTCAATGGCTTACTTCAAAATATGACCATATGCCTGAGCATGTCCGTATTTTTCATACCATAAGCAATATGGATCATGCGGAAATTTCATTTGCGAATGAAGTCACACCGAAGAATGCATATGAATTAAAGCAGTTAGATTTCTTACCGGGTACTTTCATTGTAATTGAGAATCCCAAGGGTATGGACCCCATAACTCTAGCTTGGATAGTGGTTGCTTCTATAGTTATGGGGGTGGCTGTTGCATTATTAATGCCAGTACCATCAATTACCCAAACCAACCAGAATAACAATCAATCCTCGTCTGCAAATAACGAATTATCAAACCGTGACAATAAAACTCGCGTAAATGGTCGTATTGCTGATATTTACGGAGCGGCTCACGATACTCCCGATCTAATCGCAGTGCCTTACAAGGTATATGAAAACAATGTTGAAGTAGAGCATGTTGTTGGTTGTATTGGTCGTGGCCACTATAAAATTAATGGTGCTTATGACGGTGAAACCAACATTGTCGATATTGCCGGTGCATCGGTAGAAGTCTTCCGACCAGGTGTCGATATTGTTTCAGGTGAGCCATATTTCTCGCTTGGTACCGAAATTACCACGCCGCCACTAACGGTTCAGCATCAAACTTCTGTTAATGGCCAAGTTCTCCGTCCAGCAGATACACAGTCTTTAGAAGGTACGAACTACCTTCATTTTGCATATCCAAACGAGATCCTTCGGGCAACGGCAAACAACACAGATTTAACTACTAAGTTTGTAAGTAATGACCGTGTAGAAATCACCAATGCCTCATTCACGTTTAATGGCCAGACTTATGATTTAAACGGCACTTACAGCGTTTTATCAGTGGCTGATGATCGCATGACGTTATCAAATCCGGCGGCTGTTAATGCTAACTGGTTAAAGCTTAAAGAGTTAAGTACCCAGCAAACAGCAGCTTTGTCACCAAAGATCAGTTCAATAGGTGAAAAGTGGATTGGTCCATTCATTCTGGACAATGTCGGACGAAGTCGGGTGCTATGTAACTTTGTGGCCACAAATGGACTTTACACAGTTTCTTCAGGTGGAAATCAGGGGGCTGTTAACGTCACGATTGAAGTTGAAGTAACACCAGTTAATGAATCTGGTGCAGCTATTGGTAATCCAATGCTGAAGCAGATCATTTTGAAAGGCTCGGCAAAGTCACGTCAGACCGTTGGTGCAACACTTGATATGGTCACGTTTCAGGGGCGCTGTAGCGTCCGTGCACGCCGTTTAACTCCAACTCCGGCAGTTACAACAGTAGTTGATGAAGTAAAGTGGCAGGCGCTTTACGGTGCTTATCCTTTGCAAAGCACTGTATATGAACATGAAACAGTTTTTCGTGCACGTACTTATGCAACCACTGGAGCTTTATCTGTTAAGTCCCGTAAGATCAATTTCGATCTTCAGCGAATGTTGCCGACTTATAAAAATGGGGCAATGACGACAGAGCTATTTCCAACATCGAGCTTTGCTGATGCTTTAGTATCTATGGCACTGGACGACAAGATTGGCCGCCGTACGATTGATGAGATTGATCTTGAAAACATCTATCGGACTTATAACGATGTAGTTGATTATTTCGGTACACCACTAGCGGCTGAGTTCTGCACCACTATTGATGATACAAACCTATCTTTTGAAGAGCTGATCACCAATCTATGTGATGCAGTGTTTTGTACCGCATATCGGCAAAACAATAAGCTCAAGCTTTATTTTGAACGGCCAACCGATAACTCGGTAATGCTGTTTAACTTCAGGAATATCATTCCGGATAGTTACAAGCATGACCTGACCTTTGGCGTGATGGATGACTACGACGGACTGATCTATGAATACACGGATCCGACCGACGATAGCCGTATCAATATCTATTTGCCAGACAAAGGAGCAAAGAACCCCAAAGAAGTGAAGTCTGTTGGTGTACGGAACAAGTGGCAAGCTCATTTCAATGCTTACCGGCTCTGGAATAAGCTTCGGTTTCAACGTAAATCCATTACCTTTGATGCGGCACCAGAATCAGAATTACTGGTTTTACGTGACCGGATTGCTGTAGCGGATTATCGCAATGGTATTCATCAAAGCGGTGAGGTGGTGCAGCAAGAGGGTTTAATTCTCACCTTAAGCCATGATGTTGATTTCATAGCAAGCAAGAGCTATGTGATTTATCTGCAAATGAGTGATGGTACCGTGGACTTAATTCCTGTTACGCCGGGTTCAGCCAAAAATAAAGTGGTTTTAGGGCGTTTGCCGAACAGGGCATTAAAGCTGAGTCCAGATGATTTTGTAAATACTATCTACACGGTAGTAAATGACGATACCAAAGGCTCATTGCCTTATCTGGTTGCAAAAAGAGAACCGGCTGACCAGTTCTCAAATACCATTACGGCAATTAACTATGATGAGCGCTATTACCTCAACGATAAAGACTTTATTGACGTGCCGGTTGATGATTCTCCAATTTACATTCGATATGACCAGCTGGATATAAATCTGGCACGTTTATATCAGATGCAAAGAGGGGATTTGCCAACGACTGGCGAAATCAGTTTTGTAGTTGAAGCCGGTGCACTGGTTTCAAGTTCAAGTTCTTATCGACCGGAAACTAGATTTGTCTATAAATTCGACTATAACTCTAGTCCTGCAAAACGAGAGTATATCGTTTCAGCTGCCTCAGAATTACCTGCTATTGATACTGGTGAGTTCCCACCTGACCTGGTGGTAAATCTGACGATTAAAGGTGCTGTAGTTGGACGTGGTGGAGATGGCGGGTTGCCACATTTGGCATTTGGTGCATGGTCTACCGATCCGGATTACAACTTTACAAAAACCCGTCGTGATGGTTTTCAGGGAGCACCCGGTCTATTAAACCGGCACAGTAAACTAAACCTGATTATTGATGGTGGAACTCTGGCTCGAGGCGGATCTGGTGGCGGCGCAACACCAAGTGGTATTTATACTGGATTATCGTATGGAGTTCAGGGTATACCCGGTGGAGCTGGTGCGCCATTTGGACGGGTCATGACGGGACAGCCGATTTCAAATGACTCGCAAGACTGGCATTGGTACTTAAATGGCGACTTTATGGTTGTCAAAGTAACCGATGCTGAAGCTGCAGTGCCCGGTAAAGGTTATCGAACCCAAAATGATCGTTATGGATCTCCATTGTCTGGTGATGGTGGAAACTGGGGCCAGCGCGGTACCAAATCAACCAATGATGGAACGTGGAACTGGCAATACCATGGCACAACTGAAGGCCAGCCGGGACCGGGAGGACCTGCTATTGTGGGAGTTGCTCCACTTACAACCAAATTAATGAATGGAGGGAAAATCTTACAAACCCTTTAAACCTTAAAAGAACTTTGAGCACCCAATTCGGGTGCTTTTTTATTGTCTAAAAATATCTGGAGATATCAATGGAACCAGTTTCAACAAGCGGTTTAACAGCAATTTTAAAATTTTATGGTGCAGCAATTATGGTGACTTTAGCGGTTGCTTTAGTTGCGGCAGTTGTTTTAATGACACGAATGCCACGCTCTCCACAGGAATGGGCGGTTGGCTTAATCTGTACAGTTGTATCTAGTTTGGCTGGCGGATCATTAATTATCATGAAATTCACACTTCATGCGTGGGCTACTGACACATGGGGATGGTTTGCAATAGGTGGACTGTTCTTTGTATGTGGATTGCCTGGTTGGGCATTAATCAGGTGGGTTTTTAATTTCATTGATAAGCAGGAAGGCAAAACGATTGTCGAAGTAATCAAGGAAATTAAAAAGGCCAAGAATGATATTACAGGTAGCTAATCATGAACATCGAACAATATCTTGATGAGTTAATTAAGCGTGAAGGTGGATATGTAAATAATCTTGCTGATCGCGGTGGTGCAACAAAATACGGAATTACCGAAGCGGTTGCGCGTGCAAATGGTTTTAAAGGCAATATGAGAGATTTGCCACTCGAAACTGCAAAGGCAATTTATAGAAAGCAATATTGGTTATCACCACGTTTCGACCAAGTAAATTCTATTAGTCCAGTTGTAGCCGAAGAGCTTTTAGATACTGGTGTGAACTGTGGGACGGGATTCGCAAAGCCTCTACTACAACGTGCATTGAACTTGCTAAACAATCAGGGCAAAGCAGGTTGGTCTGACTTATCAGTAGATGGGGTTTATGGTCCAGCTACTTTAAGTGCACTTAAAACATTTTTAGCCAAGCGTGGCAAAGAAGGTGAAAAGGTATTAGTCCGTGTCCTTAATATCATGCAAGGTCAACGCTATATCGAAATCTGTGAACGCAATCCCAAGCAAGAGCAATTCTTTTATGGCTGGATCAATAACCGGATCGCATAAAATCGTTATGTGCAAACGTACTAAAGTTGCATCGATTATCACATTGCTGTGTTTAATCTTCTCCGGTTGCACAGCTCACACTATTAACACGTCTGTAAATGTTGGGATTTGTGTAAAAGCCCTTTAAGTAGGGATTTCACTTGTGAATAAATATGCGCAAAATACAAATAAAACAAATGCTTTTGCGCACATTTTTTCTCAAAATTTATTTCTCAACTTCATAAATCAACAAATCATGAACTTTATCGAGTGTATTTTTTTGATTTTCAATAGCTAATTTTAATTGATTAAATGCAATTCTATAAGCTTCATGGTTTCCACTATCAATTGACTTCTCCATCCAATCCAACTTTGACAAAAAATAATCACGACGATCTGTAGTCCATTCTTGTAACTTTTCAATTGTTGCTTCTGCATTATCGTGACGTTGCCAGAGCAGGTGAATATCTTCAGTGATCTTTCTTCTTGACATTGTTTTAAATCTCCATTAATTTGAATTTACTGTCGTATAGACAGCTTAGAAAATACTAGATGTATCATTTACTAGCGCACAGCTAGCTCAAAACCCTCTTTAATGAGGGTTTTTAATTTTTAATCTAACAGTTTCTCAATACTCTGAATTTCTTTAAGACGCTTATCTTTAATCACTTTTAAATCTTTAAAAACATTTTTGGGGATAGGTCTAGAACATTGAAGCCAATGCGTAATTCGTCTCTCATCTACTTGCTTAATTTCAGATAGTGCATCAGCTAAAGCCTTTTTCCAAGATTTTCCAAATAATGCAATTCCAACTTTTTCCAAAATTACATTTGGTCTTTTCGCATAATACTTATTTTTAAACTCTTCTTCAGAATCTGCTTTGAATGTCAGATTGCCAAATACATCACTTTCAGATAATTCAATTAACTCATCATATTCCGCTTTTGAAATGTGATGTGTTCCAAAAAATTGAATCCAGTAAAGAGTAGTTTTGCCTTTTTTTTGAGCATACAATTTTGGATTGAACACTTTTGAGGTATCAAGACACTCTACACGAATATCAGTCCGTCCTTCTAATTGCGCTGAAATTTGATTATCAATAATAGTTTGAGTACTCATTATAAAATTCCTTTGGTTGCCCCTTTCGGGGCATTTAAAATTATAGGTTAGATTCAACTAGCTTTTGAAAATCACTAAATTTCACAGTTGCTGGAATTTCTTCTTTAATGAATTTTAGAGCACTTTTAATTAATTCAGCTTTACCGCGACTATCTTCATCTGCGTAATATTTCATTTCTGAATCTTTAGCAACTTCAGCAGCCAATACTTCAGCATCATATTGATCATTAGTTTTTGAGGTTTCTTTTTTTGCAAGTTCAGCTTTAACAAACTCAATGATTTCAGCTTCATTTTCAGAAGGAAAAACTTGTTTACCATCTACAGCAACAACAGCAGATTCACCTGACCAGTGCATAGACACTGATACATTCTCTTTAGATAAACCATTTAAGCCATTTTCTTTTGTGAATCCTAAAGTTTCCAATTTAGTCATTAATGTTTTCATTTTGTCTGCCTCGCAGTTCTGAGTGATGCACTGTGCTTCTCTCTATGTACTAATTATGTGCAAATATAATTGCACAGTCAAGCGCTGTTTGCATTATTTTTAATCTTTTTTATACTTTCATAAAAATGGAGACAGCAATGCAAGTCATGATCATGGTTTCGGAAGCGGGCAGGATGGAGCACACATGCAACCTTCTTGCCGAAATAAATAAAAAAGGTGAAGTCATAAAGATTTATGACCACAATGGAAACGAGCTAAAAATTAACTTTTTAAATAATGAAGTTTACTTTAATAAGACTTGGTGGCAATTCACTAATATACAATCACTTATCTAGTTGGTAAAGTCTTGGCATAATCTGCTTTTATTTGATCACAATAATCTGCCCAGCTTTGCATCATCTCTCTTCTTTTCTCTAAATGTTTTGTCCGGTTGTATGCTCGACCATGCATATCTTTAACTTTGTGAGCTAATTGCTGCTCAATAATTTCAATAGGGTAGTTAAGTACTTCCTCTAATATTGTTCTTGCAGAAGCACGGAAGCCATGCCCGCAAACTTGTTCAGATGTATAGCCCAATCTACGTAATGCTTGGTTAATTGTATTTTCTGACATTGGTTTAAGTTTGCTAGTCATAGAAGGGAATACATACTCACTTTCCCCATCGGGATCATAAGTCAGTTCTTTTATTTTCAGCAACAGTTCTTTAACTTGTCTAGGAATAGGCACAAGGTGTTGTACGCCAGTTTTATTTTTTGTTTTTGGTGGCGTATATCTCCAAAGATCAATTTCTAAGTCAATATCTGGCCACTTTGCATAACGCAGCTCACCAGGACGAACAAATACATAAGGAGCAATTTTTAAGGCCATTTGGGTAATGAATGTGCCTTCATAAAAATCGATGTCATAAAGTAGTTCAGCAAATTCATTCGATTCAGTCAAAGCTGATAAATGTTTTACTTTAGGTGTTTTTAAGGCACCTCTTAAATCTTGAGTTACGTCTCTCTCACACCTACCAGTGGCAACGCCATATCTCATGATTTGTCCGCATTTCACTTTAACTTTTTTTGCTGTCTCTAATTTTCCTTGTTTCTCATAAATGCGGCAGATATTTAAAACTTCTACTGGGGTAACTTTATCAATAGGTTTTTTTCCAATATTGGAATTTATGACTTGAAGTAATCTTTTATGACCACGGATAGTTGACTCAGCAAAATCTTGTTTGGATTCCCATTCTGCAGCAACAGCAGCAAAAGTATTTTTCTCTGAGTTTATATGTTCTTGTTCAACTCTTTTACGTTCAACTTGTGGGTCAATATTCTGAGCCAGTAAAGTTCTAGCTTCATCCCGTTTAGATCGTGCATCTGCAAGACTTACTTCTGGGTAAGAACCAAAACCAATAGTATTTCTTTTTTTTGTATATGGGCGTGAGTAATCAAAACGCCAAAATTTATTTTGGTTTTTATCTATAAGCAAATAGAGACCCGAACCGTCAGATAGTTTCAGGGATTTTCCATTTTCTGATTTTGCTTTCTTTATCTTTGTATCAGTAAGTGGGACAACGGTTTTAGGCAT